CGGCGGCGCGATACCGGAAGCGGTCACCATCGTCAGCAGGCCCGGCAGGACATCCGGCGAGCACAGCCAGATGGCGCTGTTGAGGCTGTACGGCAGCATCCGCGCGTACATCCCGGCGATGTCAGAGAACTGCACCGCGGTACCGGCGCCGCCCGCGCGGGCGGCAGACACGATCGCGCACGGCGAGTTGAGGAAGCCCTGCGGCTGCCCGACGCCAGTTCCCGAGATGAACGCGAGGTCTTCGAACCAGGCCAGGGCCATCGGGAACATGTCGTTAAACCACTGGTCAAGCGCCTGCACGCTATCCTGCAGCAGCTCGTTCGGGATCTGCGTGTAGCCCGTCAGCTTCTTCGCCTCGAGGACGATCCGGCCGAAGGACGGCTGGCTCTGCGTAAGCGCCGCCGCCTCTTCCGTCCAGTAGCCGATCACGCCGCCGAACACTGAGCTCGTGTGGCTCGTGTCGTCGATCGTGGGGTACGGGACGCGCAGCGAATCCATGGGCACGATGCGGGCCCGGGGGCGGATAACCGCCTTCTCCAGCGCCACCATCAGGATCTGGCTGCGCAGCACCTCCGGCACCAGGAAGCCGCCCTCGGACGGGACGCGCTCCAGCAGGGCGTTGGACAGCTTCGTCTTGAAGTCCCGCAGCGCGATCAGGTCCTCGGCCTGGAGCTGCTGCTCGGCCCGGTGCCAGACCGCCTTCAGGTACGTGCCCATCGTCTTCGCGTACGGCTCGGCGTCCAGCGGGGCGCCCAGCGCGCCCTTGTTGTACAGGTGGTTGCGGGCGGCGACCCGGCGCATGTCCAGGTCCGCGTTGGCCCGCGCTGCCGCCGCGGCGTCGGCCTTCATCTGCTGCGGCACCGCCCCGGCCATGGCCGCGCCGTTCACCGCGCCCGTCCCCGGCGCCGGGTTCCCCTTCAGGAACTCGGCCATGCCGGCCTGCTGCTCCTCGCGCAGCTGGGCCGCGATGCCCTCCATCTGCTTGCCGACGTACTCCCGCATGACCTCGCCGAGACGGGAATCCCGGTCGTTGAGCATCTCCTCCAGCTCGGAGGAATTGCCGGGTACAGGGTTCTTCGGGCTCACTGATCCTCCTTCTGGAGAGCCGCATTGAACGCGTCCGGGCTCCATGCCGGGACGTGATTACTCGTGCCGCCGCCGTTCACCGGCAGCGCCTTCGCCCGCTTCGCCTTCGGCTTGCGGGGCGCCTTCGCCTTCGGCAGCGCCCGCAGCTGCGCCGCTATCCGCCCCGGGATCGCCGTGAACGCGGCCAGGTCCAGCGACGCGGGCAGTTCCGCCCCGCCGTCGCCCACCCGGTCAGCCAGCCCGGCGGCCACCGCCTCATCGGCCGTGTACCAGGTCTCGGCGCGCATCGCGTCCCGCCACTGCTCGGCGCTCTGGCCGGAGTGGGCCGCGTAAATGCCCGCGATGTTGTCCGACACCTGATCGAGCGTCTCGGCCATCTTGCTCATCTCGGCCGCGTTGCCGATGCAGCCGCCGAACGCGTCGTGGATCATCATCATGCTGCCGGGCTGCATCACCCGCTCCTGCCCGGCCTGCGCGATCACGCTGGCGATGCTGGCCGCGATGCCGTCCACGACCGTCGTCACCGGGCCCTTGTGCGCGCGGATCGCGTTGGAGATCGTGATCCCGTCGAACACGTCGCCGCCGCCGGAGTTGATGTGCACCTCCAGCGAGCCCTTCACCTTGCCCACCTGCCCGGCGAAGTCACTGGCCGAGATGCCGCCCCAGATGCCGCCCGGGCCGATGTCGTCGTACACGTCCACGCGGGTCATCCCCGCCTCGGCACGGATACGGCACATCACCGGGTACACCTTCACCGCGCACCTGCCAGCGCATTCCAGGCGGCCATCCGCCGCGCCGCGTTCTCCGGGTTATCGTCGCCGCCATTCGCCCCCGGCTTCTGGAAGCCGTGCATGACCTCCCACGGGCCGTGCTCGGCGTCCACCGTCGCAATGAACGACGGCACCGGCTTCCCCAGCTCGGCATAGGCCAGCCACCGGTGATGACCGTCGATCAGCAGCAGCTTCTGACCCTCCGGCGTCTTCACCACGATCACCGGCTTGACCTTCTTGCCCGCCTGGATGCGGTCCACGAACTTCTGGACCTTCTCCGGGTCCGCGCCGTCCATCCACTTCGGCGTCGGGTCGATATGGTCCAGCGGAACCTTCGCCGGGCCCGTCCAGTTCGCGTGATGCATCCACGCCATCGCCGACGCCGGGTAATCCGGGGCCACCTGCTCGTACACCTTCGCCGCCGCGTCCTTCCCCGCCCGGATCCCGCCCAGCCGGTTCTGCGCGTCGCCGCCGCCCGCAGACTCCGCCGCCTGCTCCCCCGCATCCGGCGACGCGGGCAGCGCGGGCGTGGTGCCCGCCGGGTTCAGCGGCCCCTTCGTCTCGATCGACGGCATGTCCGGCAAGCCGACCGTCTCCAGCACCGCCGACGGGTCATAGCCCGCCTGGATAAGCCACAGCGCCGACTGCGACTTCGCCTGAAGCTCCGCGTTGTCCTGCTCACGGTTCGCGGGCAAAGGGTAAATGTAATCGAACTCGACGCCCTCGCCGGTGCTGCCGAACAGCGGCAGGAACTGCTCGTTCAGCGCGTCTTTCCACCGCTCCAGACGCGGAGCTACCGACCAGTTCGCGAACACTTCCTCGCCCGTCTGGGCGTTGGCGCGGTTCACGTCGTCCGAGTTGCCGAGCATGATCTTGTGGACGCCCCACGCCTCACGGATCAGGTCACGGCTGACGTTGCGCAAGTTCGCGAAATCCATGTCCTTCATGTGGATCTCGTTCGGGATCCACGTCACCCCGGCCTCGAGGACCGCGACACGGTGAGCACGGGAAACGCCCCGGTGCGACTCCCGCCACCGGTTCGTCAGCTCATTCCACTCGTCATCGCCGAGCCGGTGATCCACCTGCAGCACCCCGCCCGGCTGGGCGCTGTTGATGAAGAAGTTCCGGTTCCACTCCGCCGAGTACTTGGCCGCGTCGATGTCGACGAGGACGGCCTGCACCGGGCCGAGACCGCGGTACGGGTTCAAGGGCGAGGGGTATTTGACCTGGATGACGTCGGCCGGGCGGAGCGGGACCTTCTCGCCGCCGTCCGGGCTGGTGTACACCCAGCCGCGCAGGTAGTTCACCGCGTCCGGCACTTCCTGCATGCGGTCCGGGCGCACCGGCCACAAGCCCAGCGGGATCGAGGAGCGCGGGTCACGGTCGACGACCCAGAAACACTCCCCGGTCAGCTCCATGTACATCTGCGACAGCTCGAAGAGGCCGAAACGGGAGTAGAACGGGTTCGGCTTCAGCAGGACCGTCTTCGCCTGGTGCTTGATGACCTCCGTACGGTCATCCGAGCCCTGGTCGTTCGTCGTGTACCTGACCCGGCCGTCAGTCGCCTGCTTGCGGTACAGCCGCCACTCCGGCTTCGCCACGTTGCTCGACAGCAGGTGAACGATCTGCCAGACCGTGCCGATGTTCCCGTGCGTCCGCATGAACGCCTCGCCGTCCGACGCGGACAGCGCCAGCCCGGGAAGCTTGTAGAACCCGGAACCGCCCATCGGGACAGGAGCGGCGTTCCGCAGACCCAGCGCCTTCCCGATCAGCGACGGCATCAGGCGCCCCGGTACCAGATATGCAGGGTAATCACCACGACGAACAGCAGCCACGCGGCAAACGAGCACCACCAGGCGGCACCGTGGCCGCTGATCTCCAGCGCCCGGGTCACGTGCAGCTCACGCCAGCAGTAATCCGACAGCGTGTTCGCCGAGTTCGTGCACAGGGCGTACAGCTCCGGCACGACGAACGCCGCCGACACGGCGATCAGCCCAGCGGGCCAGTACCAGTTACCCCACATCAGCCGCGGACCTTGAACTCGGCCACCAGCACGCACACCGCCGACGCCAGCAGCCCCCACGTCATCCCCGCATGCCACGCCGCCGTATCCGCGAACCCCAGCGCGGTAAACGTCCCCGTGTGGTCCGCCAGGAACGCCGCCGCCCGCGACGGGCGCTGAGACCGCTGCTGCGAGCGTGCCTGAAGCGCACCCGCGATCTTCCCGATAAGCGAGCGGCCAGTGAGAGGGGAGGTGACAGCTGCCACACTCGCATGGTAACGGTACGGACGGGAAAAACTGTCGTTGCGGGGCCGCCGTGCCGAAAATCTTCCTGTGAGCATGTCAGGATCAAGAGAGACACAGGAGAAACGACAGGAGACGGGATGCTGAGAGACGCCGACCACACCATGGCCGCAGCCGTCGCACGCACCCTCGACGCCCTCGGCCTCACCGACGCCGACGACGCCGCCAAACACCTCGCCAAGCTCTACGCGGACCAGATCGACCAGTGCACCGGCAGCGAAGACCCCAAGCTCGGCGCATGGGCCGCCCGGTGGCTCGCACCGCTGCTGCTCGCCTGCCTCGCCGAGCTCGGCGCCACCCCCGCAGCCCGGTCAGCGCTCGCCAAGAGGGGAGGAACGCCCGAACGTGGCGAGAACAAGCTCACCCTCCTCCGGCAAGCGTCCGGCAAAGGCAAACCCGCGTAAGCTCAA